CAATAAAAAATGATAATAATTGTTATATATCTTCTGTATTAAAAGCTCATCATACTGGCTATTTTTACATACGTTTTGAGAATAAAATTTATACTTTACATAGACTTATTTTATCTAATAAATTAACTAAAAATTACAAGGACATAGAAATAGCGAGACATGTTTGTAATAACAAATCTTGTATTAATCCTGAACACCTAATAGAAGGTACTAGGAAAGACAACGCTTTAGATTCTAGAGCAACTAATAAGACTTCTAAATTGGATGTAGAAAAAGTACGAGAGATAAGAAATTCCAAGTTACCCAATAAAGAAATAGATTCTACATATTCTAAATTATACGGAGTTACTAAAGGTACTATTTCTAATGTTAGACGTAATAAAACTTGGGAGGACGTAAATGCTAAAAGCATTTAAACAATATATCTCAGTAAAACTTAATCCAGCACAACCAGCTATCGTGGTTGATAATAGAACCGCGACTCCTGCAAATATTACTGATTATAAAGATGCTTATGCTGAGATTGAGATTGTTTATCGTTGTTTAGATGTAATTGTCAACGCCTGTGTAGAAATTCCATTTCTAGTTGAGGCTGATAATCTTCGACCACCAACTGATCGTATTAACAAACTATTAAATTATTATCCTAACCCTTTTGAAGATAGAGTTAAGTTATTTCGTAAAGCTTATTTAGATTTATATTTAGATGGTAACGCATTTTTTTATTATGATGCAGAGAACTCTAAATTATATCATTTACCTGCTAATCGTGTTACCATAGTACCTGATGAAAAAACTTATATTAAAAAATTTGTTTATTCCCAAGGCGTAGGTAGTATGTTTGGTACAGCTTCTAGCCCTTCAACCCCAAAAGGTAACTTAGAATATTCTCCTGATGAAGTAATTCATATTAAAGCTGATAGCCCAACTAACGTATTTCGTGGTGATAGTAAATTAAAAAATCTACAACGTCTAATCGACTTGTATGGTAGTCTAATTAACTTCCAGAAACAATTCTTCGATAACAACGCTACTCCTGGTATAGTTTTAGAGACCGATAACGTATTATCCAAGCACGTTAAAGAGCGTTTATTAGAGCATTGGAAAGTTGCTTATAATAGTGCTTTTAATGGTGCTCGTAGTCCTGCTATTCTTGATGGTGGTTTAAAGGTTAATAAAATTGGATCTGCTACTCTACAGGAACTCGATTTTGAGCAGAGCGTAGAAAGAATTCAACAGGATATCTCTAAAGCTTTGGGTGTTCCTTATGTACTATTAAAAAGTGGTAATAATGCAAATTTAGATGCAAATCAAAAACTATTTTATACTCAAACTGTTTTACCTATTGTAGAATTATTTGGTAGTGCTTTTCAGCATTTCTTCTTTAATCTAGGATTTATGAAAATTTATCCAGATAAAAGTAACATTTTATGCTTACAAGCAGATTTACAGACTCAAGCTTCAGCTAGTTCTACATTAGTTAATGGCGGTATTATTACTCCTAATGAAGCTAGAATTTCTATGAAATGGGATAAAAGCACAGAGAGTGGTATGGATAATATTCGTGTCCCTCAAAATATTACTGGAAGTGCTACACGACCAGATACTGGTGGTAGACCCTCAGGACCAAAACCTAAGAAAGGCTTGGATGACTTCTAAAGAAGAGTGCAAAGAATTTGCATTAAAATATAAAGAGCAGACTGGTAAGTTCGATAAATTTTGGGCTGATAAATTTAAAGTTAGTCCTAGTACTATTACTTCAGTAAGACTTAATAATTCTTGGAAAGACGTAATAGTTGGAGAAAATAAATGATAAATAAAAAAGTATATCTTAGAACCTCAATAGAGCAAAAAGGTATTGAAACCGATAACAATGGTGGGACTATACTAAAAATTGGTGGTTTTGCCAATGCCTCTACTAAAGACCGTGGTAATGAAATTATTACGCCTGATGCATGGAGAAAAGGTATAAAGAACTATCAAAAAAATCCAGTTGTTCTATTCAATCATGATATGAGCAAACCTATTGGTACAGTTACTAATATTAAAATTACTGACGAAGGGTTATATATCGAAGCCAATATTTCTTCAGCTGCGGAACGTTTATATGGAACTCAAACATTAATTAGGGACGGTAGTCTAAAAGCGTTTAGTGTTGGTTTTTATCCTCTAAAGGGTAAAAAAGATACAGCAACTGATACTTTATACATTACTGAAGTAGAGTTACTAGAAAATAGCATTGTAAGTGTGCCGATGAATCAAGATAGCATATTCTCCGTTATTAAATCTATGGACGAAGAGGGGCGTACTAAGTTCCTATCTGAAGTAGAAGAGTTTGATAGTACTGAAATTGAAATGAAAGAAGGTGATTTAGGTTTAGAGAAGAAAGAAATTACTATTAATGTTACTGTAACAGGTATTACGGACAATAGTATGGAGTGTGAAATGCCAGAAGATTATCCAGAAGATGCTACAATGATGGCTGCACGTTCAGCTATTGTAGAAGCCATTTCTGAAAAAGTAAATACTGCTGTTCACGATTTCTCTTCCAGAGATTTTGTTCTAGATGAGGGTAAAAAGACTGTTATTGATGGTCGTTTTTACCGAGTACTAGGGCATGACCTACTTAATCACGAGATTTCTGCTCAGGAAGTAACTATTTTAGGCAATCCAATTAATAATATTTTAAAGATTGACGATCGCTCTATAGTTATGTTAAATTTAGATCAAGATAAAGTTGAATTTAAAACAGTTGAAGAGAGAGATAACTCCGAAATTGAAGAATTATTCACAAAACTACAAGATAAAACAACAGAAACAACTAACGACAAATATATTACATACCTAAAAGAAAAAGCAGTTAAAGACTGGAATTCTGACGACTATGTAATAGCTAATAAAATGATTGATTATATATTACATCGTGGTCTAGGCACAGTTCAAGAACACGTAGAGGAGACAATAAAAATGACAACTACATCTACTGAAGTAAATAGTTCAGCCGAGGTTGCAAGTGAAATTCCAGTAGCTGCTGCTGTTGTTGCAGAGCCAAAAGTACTAGGACTAGTAGAGGCTGCTACCAAAGCAACCATCGCTCTAGATGACGCTCGCGAAGTCGGAAGTTCACAGATCAAGGCTCTTGAAGCCCGTCTAGATGGTTTAATGTCTGAGTTAGCTCAGAACAAAGATCGTCTAGCTGCTGCCAATAACGAGAAAGTAGCTTATGCTACAGCTCAGTCTGACACTCCATTTTCTGGTAAAGAACTAGCCGTCGCTACAATGTTAGCTTACGGTCGTAACCCAGGACGTGATTTTTCCCTAGAGACTTTCAAAAGTTCTGATCTAGGTAAAAGAATTCTAAGCACTAAAGCTACTATCACTTCTGTAGCTGCTTTAACTACTGATTTCAGCGCTGAAATTATGAAACAGATGGAGATTCAACTAAAAGTCGCTCCTATGATTCGTAGCATTGATGTTCAGGGTCAGGAATTTAAAGTTCCAGTAGCTGATGAAGATACTAACGGTGACATTGCGATGTTCGCCAATGGTACTTACAACGTAGGTGAAACCGATTCAACTCGTGTTCCTACTACTCGTCAGAACACTATCACTGCTGTTGGGTTAACACCTCACAAATTCATGGGTACAACCCACTTAGCAAAAGACGAACAAGAAGACGTATTAATTCCTCTTCTACAGTTCCAGATCGACGCTCTAACTCGTCGTATGGCTCGTGCAATCGACAAATCTCTACTACGTGGAGATGGTTCTCTAACTGGTTTCACAGCTTCCCCAACTAACACTATCACAGCCGGTACAGGTTATGCATCTGTTATCACAGGTATGGTAACTCTAGCTGCTGCTCAGTCTGGACTAAAAGTCGCTTCCGGTGGTAACTCCACAAAAGCTACTCCAACAAGCATTGCTTCTGCTCGTGCTGTTCTAGGTCGTTATGGTCTAGAAGTTGGTGCAAACCTAGTATACTTCACCTCTATTGAAGGGTACAACGATCTAGTAACAACTTCTGACTTCCGTACTGTTGAAAAATTTGGTGACAAGGCTACTTACTTCACTGGTCAAGTAGGTTCTATCTACGGTATTCCCGTAGTAGTAACTGAATTCATGGACGTAGTTGGTTCTTCCGGTAATCATATCGGTGCTCTAGTTTATCTACCTGGTTTCATCATTGGACGTCGTCGTGCAGTTGAAGTTGAGACATGGTATGACCCACGTAGACAGCTAAATACTATCTACCTATCTACTCGTTTCGACATGAAAGCGCTAACCACTGTAGCCAGTGCTGCGCTAAACACAACCGGCTACTCTATGGCCTCTGTTGTAACATCTAACGCCTAATAGCTAAGATGATTTGATTAAGTAGGGGAGAGCAATCTTCCCTACTAGTCATAGGAGGTTTTAAAATAAAATGCCAAATATTAATTCACAAAAATTTCACCATTATGTTGACGTAGAACTGAGTGGTCAAGCCTGCTATAGACACCCAGCTAACGTTGAGGGTCATGCCTTAACATACGGTTCTACTCTTCGTATCGGTCCAGGTGTCTATGAAATGGGAGCCGCAACTTTTGACGGTGTAACTCTAGAAGGTCTAGGTTCTAAACAAGATGTTGTTTTAGCTAACTTAGTACTAACTGCTGCTAACACTGTTATCTTCAAAAATCTAACTCTAAGCGGTAATTCTCCAGCAGCTGCTTCTACTTCCGCTGCTATCTTTACCACAACCAGCTGTAACACTACTTCTAAAATTCGTTTCGAAGATGTTATGTTTGTTAACGGTGACTTCGGTATCGATCATCAGGGATTAAGCGCCCTATGGTTAGAGCGTTGTGATGGTACAGGTGTAGATAGATTACTACGTAGTAATGCTGTTCACGCTGCTAACGTCAACTTTACTGTTGGTAACCTAAGCTCTAACGCTTGGTTTACTGGAGCTAATGCTACTCTGAAAGCTGCAACTACATTTATGAGTTCTGGCGGTGCTGCTAACACTGGTAACACAACAAAGACTGCTCGTTCAGCCTTATAATATTTATATAACTTAAGTTATAGCAGTAAAGTTAGAATTGGGTAAAACTGATTCTAACTTTATTTGTTTGTAGGAGACAAAATGACAGCACTAGTTACGTTAGCAGAAGTAAAAGATTATTTATCTATTAATAGTACTAACTTCGATGCAAAATTATCAAATTTAATTACTTACTCCAGTAGTTTAATTGAAAATTATTGTGGTCGAAGTTTTGTTGCGGCTAATGTTGTTTATGAATATCAAGACGGCGGTAAACCTTATGTCTTAGCTAATAGAATTCCTATTAATAATGTACAATCTATAGCTGAGTACGATGGTACTCAATATGTACCATTAACAGCTCCTTTATCTTCTGGAGGTTTAGCTAACGTTGCTTCCAATACTAGTTCTGCTGCTCAGTTTACTTGGAGTTCTGACACCGGTAAGATTTGGAAAGGACTATCTTTAGATATTACAGCAACTTCAGAAGTTTTTTCCGCATATCCTAAAGGTGTGCGTTTAGAATATAATGGAGGCTATACTACAGTACCTGATGATATCAAATTATGTACTATGGATTTAGTTAAATCTTTACATAAAGGTATGGACGCACAAGAGACTAGATTTAACAGTGAGTATATTAAACAATCTCCTTATACTGGTGGATTTCCTCCACATATTCGTAGAGTATTAGATTTATATAGGATTTATTAATGGTATCTGTATTAAAAGTAGAAATTACTAATAAAGATTTATTAGATAAATATGCAGCTATTATTAAAGCTCAAGCAAAAGATACTGGTGATGAGTCAAAGAAAAAGAAAGTCACGGAAATGGAAAAAGCCATTGCCGAAACTTTATTTAGGGGTACAACTACTACAAGTACATCTGGTGGCGTAAGCGCACCTGATTGGTTCACTTCGGATACTGTTATGGTATCTTTAATGAAAAGTATCGCAGGATATCAAGTCTTAAATAGTAAAAAATTTACTGATTGGGTGGGACAAAAACTAGACGATAACCAAGAAAGCGTAAGTATTGAAGGTAAATTACTACAAACTACTAAAAAAAAAGATAGTGGTATCAAAATAGGGGAGTTAACTGTAGCTCCTAATAAAACTGCAGAAGATTTAGCACAACCAGTTAAATCTTTTGGTATTTCTAGTAACGAAAATGATATTATCGACACAACAAGATATAACATAATAGATGATTTACGAACTTCTTGGGCAGGAACTTCGGACAAGTTTTATAAAGAGGGTACCAGTTCTGAACGTACTGAGTTGTCTCCTAAAGCATTAAATAAAGGTAAATTATCTGCATTTAGTGCCAATTTAGGTAATAATATTAGCAGAGATTTACAAGCATTTTTAATGAAAGATAATACTTTTGTTAAATTATACGGAACATTAGAAGATATTAGGCTTGGCAAACAAACCTTAGATGCTAATAAAAATAATATTGCTATGTGGGTTGATACTTTAAATGATAGATATATTAGAGACGGATTTTTACATGAGTTGAACGTAATAGGTAAAGAAGATAAGTTGTTTCAGCATATTTTAAATACTCCTAGCGTTAGAAACCAGTTTTATATGAAATCTAGGAATTTAGCTATTTTTAGAAAAACTCCTACTAGTATTAATGGATTAATGTTGACTTTTAGTACTTCTGACTTTAATCCAAAATTTTTTGGAGCTAAATATGATGCCTCCTCAAAAGCCATTAGTGTTTATTTAAAATCTGATGTTGAACAACAATTTTTAAAAGAATATCCAGCTGCTGCTGCTGTTATAAGAATGGATCAAAATCTTAAAGAGTTTGAAAAAGCTTTAGAAAATTTAGCCAATAATAATAAAAGAGAGACATTTAATTATTTAGGTGAGAAAATATCTTATTTAATACCGACTGGCGGTAGTATTCCAATGTCTAAAGCTTATTTAAGATTTGCTACAGAAACCAAAATAGTTGATCCTGCTGATTTTTTAAGTAAGAAAAATCAAGAATTACCTACTAAATACGCTGCAGCTAGTAATTTTAGCATGGGTACCTTTCTATCAAGCGAATACTTAAGATTAGAAGTAATAAAACACGTAGTAAATAAAATGCCAGAAGGTCCTGTAGGAGGCCCTCCTAAAAGTGATACAATATTAACTTATCGTACTGGTAGATTTGCTAACAGTATTCAATTAATGGTAGATTATAGACGTCGTTTAGTTAGCTATTATTATAATCCAATATACTATATTCACGAAAAAACTACTAGAAATCCAAAAACATTAATAGAAAACAGTGTTTCCGAAGTAATGCGTAGTAGATTTAAACAAGTGTTTAACATATCAGAAGTAGGAAGATTTTAATGGCTGCATTATCAAAACGACGATCTATCATTAATTTGATAATCACAAATTTAAAAGAAATAGATGGTGGAGTATCTCCTTTTTCTAGTTCTTACACATTTAGTACAAATTTATTTAATAATGTATTTAGAGGGGCAGAAAATTTAGAAAATGTTAATGATTTTCCTGTAATATATGCGTTTGCGGGCCCAGAAGTATATGAATATCAAACAGCAGGTAACACTGAAGGGTCTTTGACTGTATTGTTACGTTGTTATTTAAAAAATGGAGATAGAACATTATTAAGAGCTGAAGAAGATAATTTAGTACAAGACATTGACCATGTTATTTATCAAATGAGCACTTCTTCTGATAACATTCAAACAATTGGAGTTGTTATGGTAGATAGTTCTCAAGGATTATTAGATGAATATGCTATTGTAGAGATAAGAATTAGTGTAAAATATGAATTGGATTTAATATAATGAGCGTAAAAAATACTATAATCACTAATTTAATAGCGCATATGAATCTAATTGCTGAGCAAGAACATTCAGTTCCAGGCTGCCCTTTTAGTCCGTACACATATAAAAATAATTTGTTTGGTAATGCTACCGACCAATTCAAGTACCTTGAAAATATAAACGATTTTCCTACAGTATCTGTTTTTCAAACTTCCTCCGAACAGCGTCACCCTAAAGGTGGTGGGGAAGTTTATGCTACTACTTCTTTTATGATAAGATGCTATTTCATGGCATCAGAGAACGATGAGCAAGCTGACGATTTTATCGAAGATTTACAATATAATGTAAATTCTTTTAAATACACACAATCTAATAGGGATTTAGTAGATTTAAAAATTCAAGCAGTTAGTTCTGATGAAAAAACATTAGAACCGTATGGCATAGTAGAAATAACATTGATACTTGCATATAGATTAACTATTTAAAATTTTAAAAATTTGCTAATATCCGCAACATATGTTATAGTAATGATACTTAATGCTATCTATTAACTAGACGTGTTATAGGAGTTAAAAATGACTGGACAATTACAACTACAAAGAGACACAGAAATCTTTCTATCCACTAAGAATTTAGCTGGTGGAGATGCTTTCTCTTCTCTAACCCCTGCAAATACTTGGAAACTAGAAATTCTTACTGGTTATGCTGCTTCTCAGGCTGCAGGAACTCAGGATATTAACTCTATGGAAAGCGGTCTAAATCCTGATCGTAGTTCTCGTAGATTTAACATCAATGTTCAGCCAGTCGATTGGAATTTCCAAACTTATCTACGTCCTACAGGTAGTGAAAATGCTACTGCTGGTAATACCACTGGAGGTACAGCTACTAGTAATGCTAAACCTGTAGCTGACTGGTTCCTATGGCAGGCTCTATTTTCTAACACTGTTCCTTCCACAGGTACTGCAGAGCAATCTGCATGGCAGACCGGTGGTAAATTCGATCTTGTTGAACGAGCTGCTGCAGCTAATTCCGCTACGCACACTTCCAATTTTGGTAGTGCTCAAGAAAATCATCTTTATGTTAAGATGGATAACGTAATTTATCAAATCGCTAACGCCGCTGTAGAAAGCGCTGAAGTTAGTGGTGCTATTGACGGTATTGCTATGACTTCCTGGATAGGTAAAGGAACTAATTTAATCGAATTAACAGGTGCTACACGTAATGCTGCTGTATCTGTTTTTGGTGGTTACTTAAATACTGGTGCCTCAGTTACTGCTAATGCTAATTCTTATGCCGCTACCGCAGTAGCTGCTTACCATCCTTGGGCTGTTGCTAACGTACAAGGCACTCAGACTGTAGCTTCTTTCATCAAAAATCGTTTAGGAACAGTAGTTCTTACTCATACAACTGAGGCTGGATCAGCTACTTCTTATACTTTCCCAATTACTGCAATGAGTATTAGTGTTAAGAATAATCTATCTTATCTAACACCAGAAGAAATGACCAAACTAAATCAACCAATTGGTCAATTCTCAGGTTCTCGTGAGATCACAGGTTCCGTATCTGCATATCTTCGTGCAGACACAGGCGGTACTGCTCAGTTCCTACGCAATATTGCGACAGATACTCGTCCAACTTTTGCACAGACAGCTAATGCTAATATTCGTATTGGTGGTAACGCTGCTCCTTATGTAGCGTTCTATATGCCTGCTGTACAGTTCCAAATTCCAACCCATAATATTCAGGATATCATTTCTGTTAATATGGATTTCAAAGCTCAAGAACCTATCGCTAATGAAGGTACTGGTGGAGAACTAATAGTATTTGCTAAAAAATAATTAGTTCTACTTAATCTGAGGGGATTAAATATACAAACTAAACTAATAGCTCTTCACCTCGAAGAAGATTTCCTACCCCTCGGAAATCAGATTCAACAAAAAGGTGAAGAGCTACTTTTTTAAGAGGGAAAAATAATGCTAAGTAATATCAAAATTAATCAAAATAGTATCGAGGTACCATATCCCCGTTTTAAGAACTTCGTTCTTAAGATGTGCTATCTACCAAGAGAAAAACTAACAAGTATCCGTGAAAAACACGTAGTAATTTCATTCAATAGAGTAACTCGTCAACGTGAAGAAACTGTTGATACAGATAAATTCATGAATGACTATATTAAAGAAGCTGTAGTAGGTTGGAGTGGTCTAACAATGGAAATTGTTAAGTCTCTAGTTCCAATTGAAGTTGCTGAAAAAGATTTAAAAAATGAAGTCCCATATGACCATGAAGATGCTCTATGGCTAGTTAAGAATTCTAGCGAGTTCGATTCTTTTATCTCTGATACTATGAATCAAGTTGACGTCTTCAGTGTAACTAACAAGGAAGAAGTACTAAAAAAATAAAACGCTACTTCGTTGAGGCAATTCAACAAGGTGGCGTTAATGTAGAGCAATATTTAGCTATTTGTGAGCAATTAGGTCAAGAGCCTGACCCTGAACAAATGCCTATCGAGCCTACAGTAGACTTCGATTTACCAGCTCAACAAGCATTCTTTTTGTACCATACATTACCAGACAAAATTGATAGTATGGGTGGTATATGGTTAGGAAAAGAACTAGCTGGTATTCTAGACATAATGATAATTTACGACATAGATCGTAAAAGAGAGGTTATGGACTATTTATTATATATGATACAGACTGCTCGTACTGCTTACGCAGCTAAACGAGAACAAGAGTCTAAAATGAGAAAATAATGGCTGGAAAATTAACTGAACTTAAAGTAGTATTATCAGCAGAAGATAAAGCTTCAGCTGCTATTCAACATGTAGGTAATGGAGTACGTCAATTAGGTGACAATTCCGCGGGTGCTGCTCGTGGTTTCGGTGCTATGCAAAAAGGTCTCGGAGGTTTCGTCGGTGCTTACGCCGGAGCCGCCGCGACCTTTTTCGCTTTGCAACAGGGTTTTAGCGCTTTAAAAGAAGCCGCAAAAATGGAACAATCTATTGAAGGTACTAAACTTCTAGCTTCTGAGATTGGAGACTCTGGTACAAGAATTCTTGAAAGTATTAAAAATATTACTAAAGGTCAGTTAACATTAAAAGATTCGGCTGAAGCTACTAACTTAGCGTTATCTTCCGGATTTAATGGAGATCAAATTGAAAAACTAACTTCTATTGCTACAAAAGCTTCTTTTGCTTTAGGCAGAGATTTAGGAGATTCTTTCATTCGTCTTGTTAGAGGTTCTGCTAAGCTTGAACCTGAGTTATTAGATGAATTAGGTATTTTCACACGTATTGAACCTGCGGTTCAAGCGTACGCTATTTCTATGGGTAAATCTGAGAAATTTTTAACTAATTTCGAACGTCGTCAAGCTTTCGTTAACGCAGTAACTGAAGAAGGATCACGTAAATTCTCAAATATTTCTGCATCAGGAACTAGTACTGCTGCTTCTTTAGAAAGATTAGCTACTACTATGTATGATTTAGGTCAAAAAATTACTAATGTGTTAGCTACTAGTTTTGCTCCTTTTGCTGATTTTCTATCTGGAAGTTTAGCTAATAGTTTCTCTGCTATTGGTATCGTCGGTGGTTTGGCTTTCACTAAATTATTTCAATTAATTTCTGAAGGATTAACAAATACTACTAAAAAATTAACTGATTTTAATGATTCTTTACAATCTAGTTTAAAGAAATATACTAATGTTAGACCAGAGGTTAGTAAAGCTCTACAAGAAGCTGCCGGTAATTATGATATCAAAGGTAAAGGAGCTCCAGCCAAAGCAGGTGAATTTATTGAGAGATTAAGAAAAGAAGGATTTAAAGCTTCTGACGTAACTAGCTTACAAACAGAGTTATTGAAAGCACGAGCTAAATCTCAAGCTGAAATTGCTGATGTATTAAGTCGATCTAAAATAGATCCTAAGGCTGTTCAACAAGGTTTAGGCACTATGAGCGGACTTAACGCAAAAGATACTAAAGATTATTTAAATTTCAATTTTGGTATGGCAACTTCTACTAGAGGATCTACTCCAGGCACTCTTCAACAAAAAGAATTAGACTCCCTAACAAGAGTTGTTCAACAAGGCGCACCTAATGCTGCAATGCTAGATTCTATTCAAAAGTACTTAGACGCACAATCTAAAGCTGCTAAAGGTACAGAAGGTTTAATTATCGGTATGCAAAAGTTTAGTGTTGCTGCTGTTAATGCTTTTAGTTTTATTACTAGCGCAATATCTAAAACACTATTTTGGGTGTCTATTATTCAATTAGGTATATCTTTATTTAGCCAGATTTTTGGCGGATCTAGTGCTTTTGATGTTTTTTATAAAAAAATAGGTGATATGACACTTGCATTTCTTGGCATGACACAAAGTGCTCAAGAAACTAAAAAAGCTGTGTCCAGTTTAGCTAGTATTACTCTTGGTGAAGAATTTAAAAAAAGAAATATAGAGCCAACTACTAAATTTAATTTCATTGAAAGTTTAGGATATGAATCTCCAAAAGATATGTCCGATTTAACTAAAGAAATTGATGCGACTCTCAAAAAAGCATTAGACGCCACAAAACCTGTTATTATAGATGGTATAGAATTTAATGAGGGTGAGTCTTTTAGTAAATCTATGGATGAAGCAATAACTGCTTTAGGTAAAATTAGACCTGCTTCTTATGATGCTGCGGAAGCTTTGCAAGCTCAAATAGCTGCTATGAAAAATCTTAGAGATAATGCTGCTGATGTTGTTGAAATAATGGCTCAATTATCTATATCAACAGGTGTTACTGCTCAAGCATTAAAAGAAGCTGGTATGTTATCTAAAAATGTATTTGAAATTGACGAGAAAAAAACAAAAACAACTTATAAGTATAACGATGATGGACTTTCTTTAGATATTTTTACTAATACAGAACGCGAAAAACTTAGAGAGCAAGAACGTAAAAGAATTTCTGATATTAATATTTCTTCTTATCGAACACCTGGAATAAACTTTCTTGGTGCAAATTTATTTTCCCGAACTGTAAATACAAAAATGTCTCCTGATTTAGCTTCTAGAGAAGCTAATAAGACAATTGATATTGCTAATAAAGTAGATAAAATTAGTGAACTAAATGTTGCTTTAGACGTTGCTTTAAAAAGTACTAATAAATATATAAATGAACAAGTTATTAATGCCGATGCACTAGCTAAGCAAGAAGTTGCTATTCAAACTCAAATTGACAAACTTGAAGAATTACAAGACCAATTAAAAAATATTGACGAAATGTCTAAAGACAGTCCTCTTTTACAAATTTATAATAAAATTTTTGGTGTAAATAAAGAAATTACTGAAGAAAATTTAAAGCAAGCAAATATAACTAAAGATAAATTGGGGAGTATTCAAGGTCTTTTACAATTAGAAAATCAATTAGCTAAAACTTTTCAAAATGAAATTAATTTATCTCAACAATTTTCTGGATCAGTAAATTCTAAAGGAAAATTAGCTACTCAAACTTACGAATTAAGAGCTAATGCATTAACTAATTTAGGAAAACTAGTAGCTAATAGTCCTGAAGAAGATCTAGATACGTCTAAATTAAGTAAAGCAGAGAGAAAAAGACTTTTATCCAAACAAAGTATTGGAGAAGAGGGCGTATTACTTCGCTTAGATGCTACTAGTAAAAATATTATTAAAGGTCTTCGCGTTAGTGTAGCACAAGAAATTGAAAATTTAGGTAATGCATCTATAAAAACTACCGCACAAACTGAATTAGAATTAGTTACTTCTATTGTTAATCTAAGAAAACAAAATAATGCTGATGAGTTACAAGCATCTGAGAGTAAATTACAAATGCTTAATGCTCAATATGAAGCACAAAGTAAATTATTAGCTTCTGTCATTAGATTGAAAGAAGTAGAGGAAAGTATTGCCCAAATTGGTTATAAAACAGTACAAACAAAATTAACTGCTGCAAAAACTAGTATAACAGCAAAGCAACAACTACAACCAGTAGATGAGTTAGCTGTTAGTTCTGTGGCTATCAAAGAAATTGATCAAAAAATTATTGCAGAAAATAAAAAATCACTAGAAAGTGCTCAAGCTTTACAACAAATTAAATTCACTGCAGATACACAGGATACTGCTAAAAAACTTGCTTTATTAAAAACTGAGCAAAGTGAGAATGAAAAAAATGCTAAAATTAAAATTGAAAATATAGAGTTAGAAAAAAACTTACTATTAAGTAAAATTGATGCTGATTTAAAAATTAAAGATATGGAATATGATATTCTGGATAAAAGAGTAGATATTCTAGTGCAAGAAGGAGAAATGCTAAGCAAATTTGCTGTGACATTAAGTAAAACTATAGCTAGAGACGTAGCTACAGCAGAAATAGCGTTACCTAAAGGACAACAATCAGAACAAACTACAAAAGCATTAGAAGGTTTTAAAGGTACTCGTGAACAACAGGTTACAAAAGTAGCTAACGCGTATGTTGATAATATTAGAAATGAATTATTTAATTTAGGAAAACAAGCACAAGGTGTTAAAACTCAAACTAGTGATTCACGGGCTAGAATACAACTTGCAGCTGAAAAAACTAAACAATTAGCTGAGGCAGTGGCAGAAGCACAAATTAAAAAAACTTCTAATGATTTAACTATCGCAAGCATTAAAAGTCAATCAGAAGCTCAGTCATTATTAGCAAAAAAAGAAGAAGAAGCTTTAAATAGCAAGAAAATAGCTATGGAACAACAATTAGAAATGCAAAATAAAATTGTTGAATTAGGGCAGATTGAAGTAGATTTAGCTGTTAAATTACTTAATTTAACACAAGAACATGACGCTGCTACTTTACAATTAATTAATGTAAATAGTGCTAGAATAATTCAAGATGCAGAAAATAAAATTGCTGTGATGCGTGCTGATGAAGAACACGCAAATGCTATGCGTGATATTGCAGTACAAACAGCACAGCTGCAAGCTCGTGCTGCATCCACCGCTATTCAAGGTCAAATAAACCGTTTAAACGCAGCTAAAGAACAATTAGATATTACAATGCAAATTGGTGATGCAGAAGATCGCTTAGCTAACTCTCGTCGTGAAGCTGCTGATTTAATAAAAAATGATAGACTTCAATTAAAATCTGATATTGCTAATGACGTTGGTAGTAATTTATATACAGACCAACAAAAAAGAGAGATTAAATTAGAATTAGATATAAGTAAACTTGATACTCTACAGGAATCAACTGATAGAGCTATTAAAGCTGCTGATCGAAATGCTGAAATTAAAAATCAACAATTAGAGATTGAAAAAGATATTGCTAAAAAACAATATGATTTAGCTGTTGCACAAGCTGGTGCAGATGCAATTCGTATTCAAGCAGAAATTCAAAAAATTACTGATCAAAATAAGATACTTGACGAAGAGAAAAAACAAAAGAAAATTATTTTTGACGAACAAAAGAATATGCTTCAATTTGAGCGAGATAATCAATTAAAAAAGGTTGAAGAAGCAAAAAGAATACGCGAGTTAGAACTTAGTGCGACAGATAGTCGCGTAAATTTACTAGTAGGAGAAATTACTAATTTAGCCGGAGTATTGGACAATTTTGTATTGAATTTAGCCGGAGTATTATCACAAGAAATATCTATTTTAACATCTATGTACCCAGAAAATGCTCCTGAAAAATATAGAGCAGGATTAATAGACACAAAAACACACGAAGCTACTAAAGAACAAATAGCAAAGGATGTTAAAGTAAACTTAACAAAAGATATTAAACCTTATGATATTAGTCAATTGGGCACTACTGCTGCTAATATTAAAAGTAATATTGCGTCTAATAGAATTATGAATGATTTAGTAGCCGAAAAACAAACTTCAGTAATAACTACTGAATATAATAAAAAAGCTGACGCATTAAATAACGAAATAGTTGCTTACGAAAAAAGTATTGCTAATATCAAAGAAAAGAATAGTTCTTTATTAAAAAATTTAGAATTAGAACAAAAAACTGCTGGTGCAGATTTAGCTAACGCTAAAAAAGTATATGAAGATACTATCTCTAATATTGATAAGAAGAAAAAATTAAATGAAATTATCAACGAAGGAGATAAACAAGATTTAGTTAATAAATCCGAAGCTTATAGACTAGAAGTTGAACGCTCTAGACAACTTGCTGAATTAGCTAATAGTCCATTCTTTAAAGCAGCTAATGATTTCGTCGGTATCGTAAAAGATGACATGACAAAAGGCTTACTAGACTTAAACGAAGCTCTAGTAACCGGCACACTAACTATGTCTAATTTTACTGAAGGTCTAAGAGACTGGGCTTATTCATTAATTAAAGATATTCAAAAATCATTAGTAACTCGTACTATCGTAGAACCTATCACTAATTTCTTACAAAAAGGATTAGGTGATATGCTTAAGGACGCCTTTGGCATCGGTGGAGAAAAGAACCCTAATATAGACCCAGTAACTGGTAAAGAAAAAACTATTGCTAGTGCTATGGCACCTAACGGTGGAGTTAATGTTAACATTATTAGCGATCAAACTAAAGTTGCTTCTGCAGCTAATCCTACAGGTACTCCTGGAATAACTACCGCAGAAAGAACTAAATTTGAGGAGGAAAATCCAGCATTAACAACTGCAGCAGGTTATAACAATAATCCTGACACAGAAGGTTTACAGTCTCAAGCAGATGCTGCTCAAACAGCTATAAAATCTACTTCTTCTACTTTTGGTGAATTCACTTCATCCTTTGGTAACTATGGTGTAGCGTTAGCTGGCAGTTTTGCAAGTATACTTGCATCTGGTGGAGATTTCAAAACCAGTTTAGTAGGTATTTTTGCAAGCCTATTTGCTCAAATTGCTAAAAACATTGCAACTTCTGGTAGTTTAACTGGAGTAGCTGGTGGGGCTGGATCAGAAACTATTGGTGGTATTGGCAGCTGGTTAGGTAGTTTATTCAGTGGTGGAGCTTCCGCTGGAGGAGGAGCTGCAGCAAGCAGTCTTGCTTCTTTTGCCCCTGTATTCGTATCTTCTGGCGGTTCTATTCAAGCATTTAACTCTGGCGGTGAGGTACAAAAACACTTAGAATCTGTAATAGGGTTAGCTTCTGGCGGTCGTTCGGGTAGAGATAGTGTTCCAGCTATGTTAGAGCCAGGTGAGTTTGTAATTCGTAAGTCTGCTGCCCAAGCTTTAGGAGTCAATAAATTAAATGACTTAAATAACCATGGAGATAATGCTTCTTGGTTAAACAATACAAGACCTGCTAATATATCTGCACCTATAGCTCCTATGATTATGCCTATGCCAGTAGCAACTCCTGCAACATCAGCACCACCTAACGTATCGGTAAATGTGACTAATACAGGTACTCAACAAGAAGTACAAGGAAAACCAAATGTACGTATGAACGGACAACAAATGGTTATTGATATTATAACACGAGACTTTGCGAATAACGGACCAATTCGTCAGTCTATGAGAGGAAATAATTTCTAATGGTAGCTGTATACCCTACTGACGCAGTATATAATGTAAGTAATTTTTCTACTGTCGCCAGCACTCAATATAATAATACAAATACACAAACAGAATTTATTTTACCAGCAACTGTTACTGCTGTTGGCCAAATATTACCGTATTCAGATGGTGTGTTACAAGATGCTTCTACTTATGATTTAAGTGGTTATACTGGAGTTACTTATAGTAATGTAGTATTTTCTGGCCCTTTGTGGGCATCAAATTTAACACTAAAAGTTATTAGCGTGCCTAGTAGTTTCTTTGTTTGGGAAAACTATTTAACTACAGCTGTAGCTACTTTCTCAAACACTACTCCAGTAACTATAAGAAGTAACGTATATCTAGTTGATGGGATTAGAACTACTTTTGCACTACCTTTGTTATCGAATACAAGTAATAAAGATTCTATTATAGTTGCTAGAAGTGGTGTGTCTCAGAGTCAAAGTGAATTCATATTTCCTAGTGCTACACTAGATATTTACGGTATTGATATGTTAGAAGCACCTTTATCTAATGAAGTACTAGAAATCAGAGTATTTGATTCGGGCA